GGCCTGTTAGAATTTGTAGTTGATATTGTAATTACTATTATTAAAGCTGCATTTTCTATTACAGCAAATGCACTATTTAAAGCAGCATGTCTTGTAGCACTTGTTGTAAGGCTGGTTAAGTATATGTGTATATCGATAGTTGGATATGTAATAGGTGATGGAATGATTTTTTCATCAATTAAAGCTTCTATTCTTGCAGGATAGTTTTTAAAAAAAAGATTGTGAATGAAAGCTATATAAAATATTTCTTACATATATTCTTTTATTTATTCTCTATCAGTATAAATTTGCAATCATGATTACTTATCCTCTGGTATATTTAGTCTTAAGGATGAAATAAATTGGGCACTAGAAGCTTTAAAAGCGTTGGCGATACTCTCTCTGACAAGAAGTATAATAGAGAACTTGACACACCTCCTGTCGGAATAAAGACACCTTTGAGAAGAGGCTATGGAAGATCTGGAATATTTGATATGCATTTCAACATCAGAGATCAAATTTCAGATAATTTAAAAAATTTACTATTGACAAATCACGGTGAAAGGTTGGGTCTTTATGATTTTGGTGCAAACCTTAGACCTCTCACGACCGAGCTGCACTCACAAGAAGACTTCGATGGTGAGGCAATGTCAAGAATCAGAGATGCAGTTTCAAAATATATGCCATTTATAAATCTAGATTCTTTTGAATCATCTTTTAAGCAACCTCCAGATAGTGAATCTGTAGCACAGATAACCATAAGAATATTATATAGCGTCCCTCAGCTTCAGGTAGACAATGCCGGAATAGAGGTTATTTTATATTGTATAGGATAGAAAAGTGACAATTAATTCAAAATTAAAAAAGGATCAACTTAGATCTTATCTCAATAAGGATTTTGATAGCTTTAGAGCTGACTTATTGTTATACGCAAAGACATTCTTTCCAGATCAAATTCAAGATTTCTCTGAAGCAAGTCTAGGCGGGCTTCTTCTTGATATGACTGCATACGTTGGAGATGTTATGTCATATTATCTAGATCATCAATTTAATGAGCTAAACATAGAGACAGCAACTGAATCAGGAAATATAGAAAAAATACTTAAGTCATCGGGCGTCCCAGTAATGGGTGCATCACCTGCTTCTGCAAATGTTGACTTTTATGTTAGAGTAGATGCAGACACAACCGACACAACGCTTCCAGTTCACAACTATCTTCCCAAGATAGATGAGGGAACAACCCTAATAGCTTCAAACGGTGTAACTTTTACACTTACAGAGACACTAGACTTTTCTAAAAAAGATGATGATGGAAATTACATGTTTCAGCAAATTACTCCATCGTCATCAACGTTTGCAAATACATTTATTCTAAAAATGACAGGGCAGTGTGTGTCTGGAAAGACAAGGACAGAAAATATACCAATACCAAATCAGTTTGTTCCATTTAGAAGGGTGACTATTTCAAATCCAGGCGTGACAGAAATTATATCAGTTAGAGATAGTGAGGGAAATGAATATTATGAAGTAGGATCACTTGTTCAAAATACTGTGTATAAAAGAGTTTCAAATGTATCTTTAGACTATGATGAAGTTCCAGAAAATTTAGAAGTAATGCCTGCACCGTTTAGATTTGTTGTAGAAAATAGTATTGTAAATAATACTACTAAGCTCTTATTTGGGTCTGGACAGGCTGATTCACTAGATGATGATATAATTCCTGACCCAAGTGAGCTTTCATTACCGCTGTACGGAAAGAAGACACTATCTAGATTTTCTATAGATCCAAATAATTTAATTAAAACAAAGAGCCTTGGTATATCTCCAATAAATACTACAATTTCTATTAAGTACAGATATGGTGGCGGACTGTCTCACAATGCACCTCCGGGATCAATAAACGGAATATCTACACTTTTAACAACTTTCAATTCTGCTGTGCCAAAGTCAAAAATTTCTTCTATACGTGCATCAATAGATGTTATAAATCCAGAGTCAGCAAGAGGTGGAGAAAATGCACCATCACTAGAAGATCTGAAGCGACTCGTTGTCTCTGCTAGAAACTCTCAGTCAAGAATAGTAACAAAGGATGATTTGCTTTCTCATATCTACATGATGCCTTCAAGATTTGGAAGGGTCTTTAGGGCAGGTGTAAGATCCAATCCTGAAAATCCGCTTTCAACAAGACTGTATATCGTAAGTAGAACTAGAAAAGGCCTACTTTCAACATCTCCTGATTCACTAAAAGATAACCTGGCTTTATTTTTAAATCAGAATAGACTGATATCTGATGCAATTGATATTTTAGATTCACCAATTGTAAATATAGGCGTGAAATATTCAATAGTTACAGATGCCACCTCTAATAAGAGCACAGTCGTCCAGATAATAAATTCAAAAATTAAGACTTACTTTAATGTCCTTAATTTTCAAATAGATCAGCCGATATTCTTAACAGAAATTCAAAATATTATCATTAATACAGATGGTGTAATTTCACTTTCTGAACTAGAGTTAATAAATTTATCAGGCACGTCTAGTGGAAGAGTCTACAGTGATGTTATTTATAGCATAGGATCAGCAACACTTAAGGGAATTGTATCTCCACCTCATGGGGGTATTTTTGAATTAAAATTTCCTAACGATGACATAATTGGTGTGGGAGAGTGATATAGATGTATCGAATATTAACTGCAAGCAAAGACACTTATATTACAAATAAGATTATCAATAGTGACATAAGAGCAACAGATGCAAATGTTGGAAAGGCAGGAACATTAGACTTATTTAAGCTGTACGCTGAGACAACTTCAGGATCAGATACATCTCCCACAGAGCTATCTAGAATTCTTATAAAATTTGACCTTGATCCACTTAGATCAATTACAGGATCCTTTCTAGATCCAAGTCACTCATCATTTAAATGCTTCTTAAATCTAACAGATGTCTATGGCGGACAAACCACACCCTCAAACTTTAGAGTATTAGTGGCACCGCTTTCTAAATCATTTGACGAAGGTGTGGGAAGAGATATAGTTTCCTTTTCTGATCTTGATTCATGTAACTTTATTACAGCATCTGTTTCAGGTGAAACTCCCACACTTTGGACATTTACTGGATCAAATAAGCAAGGTCTATTAGGCAGTGCTGACCTTGACATAGTAACAAGTGGAAATTTAAACGATGGAAATGGAGTAGCATTTCTTTGGAAGGATCAGCTATTTGAATCAGGAGGAGAAGATCTAAATGTTGATGTAACTACAATCGTCTCTGGGACACTTGCAGGGTTAATCCCAGATCACGGCTTCAGAGTGTCTTTTTCAGGAACAATGGAGACCGATACAAAAACTAGATTTGTTAAAAGATTTGGATCAAGGCATGCAGTAAACATTGAAAATAGGCCAAAAATAGTAGTTCACTATAATGATAGGCAGGAAGATCATCATAAGAATTTCTTTTTTAACCTTACAGGATCTATATTTTTAAATAACTTTCATAGAAATAAACCATCTTATATTTTAGACGGAAGAACTGGAAATGAGATAAAGGGTGACAACTGTGTAGTCCTAAGAATAGAGTCGGGATCACAAGATAGGGGAACATTCTTTACACATTCTGTTACAGCATCTCAGCACAAAATTGGAAAATCACATATTACAGGTGTATACTCTGCAACATTTGCAATCGGAGAATTTCACACAGGAACTTTAAGAAGTGAGATTGTTAACGCAGCATCTGCAACATTTTCAACTTACTGGGGATCAACAGACTATAAGGTTGGCTTTCACACAGGTTCACTTGTTATAAATACAGTAAAGCGAACAAGCTTTGATAACGTCCCTGATAAACTATTTTTAAATGTTACAAATCTAAAATCAAGTTATAGATCATTCGAAAAAGTCAGACTTAGAGTGTTTGTTGAAAATCTTGGAAAGGAAGTGGTATTTAAGAAAAAGCCGCTAGAGTCGACAAGCGAAGTATATACACAAATGTACTATAGTGTTAGAGATAGCTTAAATGGAAAAGTTATAATTCCATTTGATACAGCGTATAACGGAACACTTTTATCAACAGATTCTGATGGTATGTTTTTTGACTTTTATATGGACTCCTTATACCCTGGAAGAGTTTACTCTTTTGATTTTCTAATAAAGGATTTTGGAGCTGACAGAGTTTTCTCAAGTGTGGGTAGTAACTTCCGTGTGGATGAGTAATGTCAAAAGATAGAGTAATTAGTCAAAATAAGCCTAGACTGTTTAAGCCCTCTACAATTAGGGGAATACAATATCACGGTGGCGGAGCTACAAAGGAGATGTCTTTAAGCGAAGTCGTTGGCACAAATCTAGGAAGCACTTCATCTTTTAAGTATGATTCTCCGGGATCTGGATTAAAATCAACACAACAGTTGAATGTTGATTGGGAATATTTTGAGAATCACACGTTTTTTAACTCTGCAGTTTCAAAAGTAAATGTAGCATTTGATAGAATTATTAATGAATTTCCCTTTGATGGATCTGGCCAAGAGGTAGAGCAATATTTAGACTCCCTAACAGGATATGAGAAATATATCTTAGATCAGTTCCCCAAAAGCGTGGGCTATCTAAACTTTTCAGGATCTGGTGATTCAGTCGATCCTGACAATGGACTATACATAAAAGTAAAAGATTCTGCCGGAAGCTTATTTCCAGAATTTTCTACTTTAAATACTGGTGAACCTGTCCTTGATCCGACAACAGGATCTTTTTCAATAGAGCTTCAGCTATTAAGTGCTGACATTGCAAATCAGGAGCAGATTATATGTCAGAGAATATCTGATAGAAACCACGGTTTTGCACTAATGCTATCAGGAACAACTTCAACATCAGATGTTCCTATTATGTTTTCCGTAGTATCCGGTACTACTTCTATGATAGCTTCAGGTACAATTGCAAAGGGTTCATTTGAGCACATTTGTGCTGTTTGCGATAGAACAGAGGGGGTAGGAAAGCTTAGGCTATATGTCAACGAATCACTTGTTGGTGAATCAGATGGAGAAACTGAAACAGGCAAGCTTGGATTTACATCTGACAGCTTTTTCACAATAGGATCAGGTTCAATTATACATCTGAGCGGAACAAATTCAGAAAGTGAATCTTCAGAAAGGACATTTACACCTTTACAGACGCTATCAGGATCGATTGATGAGTTTAGATTTTTTCATAGTGCAAGATCTATAGAAGATCAAAAAGAATATGCAAAGAAATCTATTTTTTCAACTCACGATCTAAAGCTTTATTTTAAATTTAATGAACCAAGTGGTTCAACGGGTATCAATGACGTTGTCTTAGATGGCTCTGGTAAGTCACTTCACACAAGAATATCCAACTACCATGGTGCAGCTGCCGACATAGCTCTAAGGGGCACATCCTCATTCTACGGATCTGTTATCAAGCCTCCCATGACTGAAGAAGTGTTGGATTTGTCACCCGTTCTTTTTCCAAAGTTTGACAAAGTCACAGATCTAAATGCAAGGCTTCTAACATCAGCAAGCATGTATGATAGTGACAATCCAAACTTAATAACAAAGCTGATACCAAGCCACTATCTAGAAGAAGGTCAAGAGTTTTATGGCTTTTCAACAATAGATGGAACAATATCAGAAAACTATTCAGGTTCATCAATTCCAGGAACTGGAGATCTTGGATCTTCACAGCTCTTATCTGCGCTTTTATTTGTATATGCAAAGCAATTTGACGAAATTAAGATGTTTATTGATGAATTTTCAAGCATAACACGAGTTGATTACGACGCATCAGATTCTGTATCTGATGGATTTCTTCATTTTGCAGCAAAACATCTTGGAATAGAACTTCCAAATATATTTTCAAATGCTGATATCTTTCAGTATGTAGATGGAAACAATCTTAGAATAGATTCGTCGATCTCTGTAGAGTCTCTTTCATATGTGCAAAATCAAATTTGGAGAAGAATTTTAACAAATATGAAAGATATCACAATGTCAAGAGGGACAATTCACAGTGTAAAGGGACTGATTAGGTCAATGGGAATTGAGCCTGACAACATTCTAAGGATAAGAGAGTTTGGAGGACCTACAAGAAAGTCTCTAAGACACCTCAGAGTTAAAAAATCAGAAGTCTCAACACTTATCAACTTTTCAGGATCACTAGCACCGCTTCCAGCTGCAAGGCTCGATGAGCTTAATTATCAGGGATTTTTAACTGGAACACATCAATATCCAAGGATAATGTCACCATATTTAAGCTCCAGTAGGTTCGAGGCAGGATATCCAGAAATCCAGGGAACGTTTGTTAATAAAAACTGTGAATATAACACAATTGGATCTGGAAAAAGCATGGATCCAATCTGGAATCACAATGTCCATGGAGTATCAAACAATAAAGATGATGGCTTATTTACATCCGGCTCATGGACATATGAAGCAATTTATCAAATTCCCAAGAATATATTAACAGGATCTCACTTTCCAACACAGAGCCTTGCACGAATTCATGTAACAGGTTCTACTTACCCAGCAGCATCTGCTAAAGAGCCAGATAGGCATGGTGTTGTATTCAATCTAGTAACAACATCAGGCTCTAATGCAGTAACGCTGTTTGGTCGACCATCGTGGGCCACCACCGGAAAAACAATTAGACTTCATCTTACAGGTGCTAATATTTTTGACGGAAATATGTGGAACATAGCATTTGGAAGATATAGAAGTGATGATATCGCAACGGGAAGTGTGGGGTCTATTAGTTCATCTTACTTTCTCAGGTGTGCAAGAAACTCTATCGGAGAGATCAAAGAGTACTTTTCGACATCTAGTAATTATCGGATTGAATCGGTCTCGTCGGACCCACTTCAGAAAATAGATGACGCATATAACGCATCTGGTGCATTTGCAATAATAGGATCACAAAGCTTATATACAGGCGGGGGTAGATACCTAAACTCTGTTTCAAGCCTTCCAGCTGATGAGTGGAAGTCTGCAAGGACCACTCACTTTTCTGGAAAAGTTGGCCACATTAGGTTCTGGTCAAAGGGAGTAAGTGAGACAGAGTTTAAAGAGCACACAAGAAACTTTAAATCACTTGGGTCTGATGACCCAATTAAGAACTTTAACTTTGATAATGTTCCCACAGGTGCCTGGGGAAGACTAAGGCTTGATGCAACGACAGATCAGTCTGTTACTGATTCAAGCGGTCTAGGCACAGTAGACATCATAGACTTCTCACAAAGTGAAGTCTATGGAAAGACAACTAGACCTTGGAATATATTCTCACCAGAGGCAGCCAGCTTCTCTGGTGCAGGCACTAGGGGCGATGAGTCTAGATATTTCAATATGTCTGGATCTGGATTTGAAGAAAGCAAGCGGGTCATAGTTCCTGAGAATTTCTATTATAGCTATTTATCACCTAGATTTGATATGTTTGAGACTGATGAAAAGGTCCGTGTTAGAAGCTACCTAGACAAATCACGTGTTGATCAGAGTGAATATGCATACCATGCCCCCATGTATGATATTCCAAGTGCAGACCTTCCAAATGACGATGTGAGATTTGCAGTCGACTTCTCACTCGTTCAGGCACTAAATGAGGACATTATGACAATGTTTTCATCTCTTGATTTCTTTGATAATGCACTTGGTAATCCAAACCTGATGTTTGGTGAAACGTATCCCGATCTTGATCAATTGAGAAAGGTTTATTTTAACAGGCTTATAGATAAGATTAACTTTAAGCAATTTTTTGAATTTTTTAAATGGTTTGATTCAATACTGGGTGTCATGATTGAGCAATTAATTCCTAAGAAGACAAATTTTAATGGTGTAAATTTTGTAATTGAGTCACACACACTGGAGCGGCATAGAATGAGGTACCTATCAGATCAGATATATCTTAAGCTTTCTGAAAGGGAAAAAGATTTTTCAGATCTGCCCAAGGACTTCGGTACGTCTTCCGGCACCGACCTCGGCTTCGGTACAGATGTTTAGCAAAGTGATATTATAATGACAATTAGTCCATTTAAAGATAGGTTTGAAAAATCTTCAGCATTGACTGGGTCAGCTACAAGTGCAATTGCACCATCTGTGGGTGTTAGCTCATCATTCTCACTTGTCAACCATGCATCAGGAGGGATGACCACAAAAGACATTGATAGATTTAGGCAGGGAACAAGTGTAGTGTCTAGAAGGTATCTTAGAAGAAATTCACCTACGACTGTGGACACGACAAGGAGCGTCGGCGTTATTGGATCTCTTCCAATTTTAACATCAAATGGATATGATGGGGAAAGATTTGATGAAATTCATGCAATAGAAGTTAGAGACTTTGGACAACCCAAGCTCTTTAAAGATAATGAGCCATTTGAAGATATTGCCACAATGAACATAAGCACAAAAATATCTTCAAATATAACATCTGCATATGGTGGTGCAATAGACTACATCAATGATGTCGGTCAGCAGCAATACCCCGTCATTCTATCTAATGTCTCTATGAAATATCCAGACCAGATGGACGGTGTAATAGAGCCTTTTGCCATAAGAGAGGTTATAAGCAATAGGTCTGCAGAAACACCTTTTGTTGCACATAGGGTCCGTGCCCATATTATGGATGGAAATATTGAATCAACATACGGATCAGATACAATTACACAGATTGTCTCAGTAACGGGATCTCAGGAAGTTGATCCATTTATAGATGCAGCTGAGGTTGCAATGGCAAATAGTAGCTATACATTATTTGCACCGGGCTTTACATCAGATATAGAAAGACTGTCACCCCCTTTTCTTGATAGGGGTTCACCTGGTGCAGAGGGAAAAGAGAGGTTTTGCATGGTCCTGGTGGGAACAGCATCATCAAGGGACGTTGGCCTAGTTGACTCTCATCACAAGGCTGCAGGATCAGGATTTAGTTATGAAAATAATCCCGAGGGTACAGACTCTATAGCATTTGGCGGATTGAAAAGATGAGTGACAATAGACAACTAGGAGACTTTAACAGGCCAGTCGAAAGGGTCAGAGAATATCCAGACTTAAGATTAAATTTTTCTACACTGGGTGTAGGAAGGTCTGCGGGAGGAAGACAGGGAAAGACAAACCTTGAGTACAAGCTAGGGGGATATCTTGCCGGCTGGTGGGACTTTAGAAAGCCAGGCGGAACACCAACAGCTGTCAATCAGTACAGCGACAGCAATAACGGAACCCTTTCAGGTGTTTCAGATGTTAACCTAGAGGAAGATAATCCATTTGATGTAAGAGATGGACCAGAAAGACAAAGACCCCTCTCAGCAACTTTTAACGATACTAATACTGTGTATCTTGTAGATAATGGCTCTGGGGTCGGAGACTCTGAGTACACACCCTCTGCATCTACAACACTTGGCTTCTGCATCCAGGCGTGGGTAAATAGAACCGGAGGCTCTTCAAGTGATGACACAATTGTCTCACTGGCAAGAAACAATGGAAATAATGCAACTCAGACAAAGATGGTCTACAGACTTTACTTTGAAGACGATGATGATAAGCTAACATTTAGAATGTACGAGGGATCTGCAGCACAGACAGGTAACTACATAGAGGAGAAGATGGACACTGCATGGCAGCATGATGGCTCTTGGGCACATATACTTCTCTATGTAGATCAGACAGGAGCGGCATCAGATCCAGGAATAGTATTCTTTGTTAATGGAATCAGACAGTCATCTACAACTACAAAAAATAGCTGGGGCGGTCTGACACTTCCAAGCCCACTTCCTCCTTTGACAATAGGCGCACAAAGACAGGTAAATGGATCTGGAGTCTTTACATCAAATTCAGAATTTTTTAAAGGCTCTATGTCTGAGATTGCCTTTTGGAAGGATATTCCAAAGGGAGGTAGGCTTGTCAATGAGAATGCTGCTTCAGCACTATATTCTGCAAGAAAAGGATTCTACTCAAACAAGTCAGGAATTCTAAGTGAGCCATACAGGTTAGAGCTAAGAAGAAGAGATTCTGCAACCGGATCTTATCCTACAATCAATAGAACGGGAGACAGGACTAGGTTAGGAAATTATTCTACAGTATTTGATGATAGAAAGACAATTGCATTTACAACATCTTCAGCTGTGTATCCACAAGTCTTAAATTCTGATTCTCCAAATTTTATATTTCCAACTAGCTCAATAGGCACTGTAACAAGAAATCTAAGAAAAGGAGTGTCAGACGGCCGTGTTGAATTTACTCCTGGTGAGTCTCTCGGGCCATTTGACGATAGTCTAATAGCCTTAGGTACCACTAAATTTTATATGACAGGAACATCTCCAGAGGTAATGGAGGGATTTTCTAATCCACTTAAGAGCAAAACACAGCTATTTTTTGATATCACACCATCAGAGACTCTTACACTAACAAGATCACCAAATGCTAGATTTAAACCCCTTGATGCAAGTGCTCAACCTACTAAGACAGGATTTGCATACTGGAATGCATCACTAAGAAGATGGGAGCAAATAGGAACATCAGATCCTGCCACAGGTGCAGATATTAAATTTGATTACGCAATTAAGGGCGGCAGTTTAAATACCATGGCAAGCGGGACAAACTCATATCCTCAGCAGTTTACACCTTGTCAACATACTGGATTTTCAAGAACAGACATACTCTCTAATGATAACGAAAAACTATTTAAGCAGAGGCTATACCACCTAATAGGATCTCCAACAGTCTCATCTTTTGCACCATTTAAAACCATATATCATGCAACAAGTAGCCAGACAGTTAGAATGTCTGATTATATATCTCATCCATTTCTTTTAGAAAAGATAGTAGTTAAAATGGAGGGCAGGGCACAGCGAATTCACCCAAGAGGTAGAGAGGGTGCTGCACTAAGACATCAAGATGACTATATGTTCTTTATCTATAGACAGGAGAGAAGAAATCAAAGCGGAAGCTTTAGAGGAGGAGGGCCGACAAGTGCAGCACAAGGAACACCTACACCTTCTAAATTTTTTAGGATTGACTCAGCTGCAGATGTAACAGGAAGTCAGAGATTTCTAGTATGCAGCGGTGCAATGACATTTTATCAGGGGTCAATACCGACAACAGATGCAGATTCAAACAGGGTTGTATACGACTACAGTCCATACAATACACCTGCTTTCTCTCATGATTTTAATATTCCATCTGCTACAACAGATAATTGGAAAGTTGGTCAATTTACAGGATCTATAAAGCTTGAAATAGAACCTGCAGTTGCAAGCCAGGGAATAAAGGGAAGATCTGTAATCTCTAACTGTGAGATCGGATCTCAAGCAACTAGGGGTGCTGCTGTTTATCACTATTGGCCTGGAGGAACTACATCAAAGCCATTTATGAATAGTACATCATCAAGAGGGGCAGCATATGATAATATTGAACCATCTCAGTACACAGGCAAAGTAGGTGTCGAAGGAAGATATAGCACATATACATTTTATCAACTTCACAAAGGAGGATCTCCTGCAATTCCAATGTCAGCACAGGCTTCTAGGGAGCTTCCAATAGTTGAGATAGACCCCAGGACTATGAGACCTCTTGGCCCTCCAATAAACAATGGAATTGTCTTTGGAACTGCAGGAAATGCAAATGTCGGAAAGGCTCCAATAAATGATACAAATCACTCTGCAAAATCTCCATATATTTTATTTCCTGAAGATGAGATTGTATTTGGTCTCGAGGCTGCAATTGCACCCGGAAACATATCAAGCCTAACAGGGTCTGGAAACTCTAATGGAAACTTTGGAGGACAAAATTCACTCTCAGGATCAAAGCTTGAGATATTTCAGTCAAATGAGAGACAAACAGTTATATTCTATGGCTCACTAGTAAGAGCTGGAAGAGAGCACCACGATACAATAAATCAGCCCCTAACATCTGATGCAATTCATGAGGCAATATTTGAACCAATAGTTGATCAGTGGGATATATCTTCTGAAGACACAAATGCAGGAACATATTGTGACAACTATGTGACAGGAAACATGGGTGCATCTCCATGGCCTCACAACTCCATGGATGATGAATATCCCAATAACCTTAATTCTTCGATGAGGGGAGTTGCAGGTAGCTTTGTCAAGGGAACAGCACCAAATAGGGCAGGCTCATTTCAGAGATCTGTTACATTTTTTGGTGATTCTGAGAGATTCTATGACACACTTATGCCAGATATTCAGGAATATGCAAAGCGGGCAGGTGCTACAATGTTATCAACTGGATCTGCAATGCCCGCAATTGTCTTTGATCCACCAGAATTTTACATTGAAAGTCACCCACACGGTCAGGATAGTAGATCTACAATGCCATTTCCCTATGAGGGAAATCCACAAAGAAAGGTAAATGACTCTACAAACATGCAAGTTGCAACAAAGGGAACAGTGGGATTCTTGTATGGAGCAGACTCACAGCTTCAAATAAGACAACTACTTTTTCAAGTCGGGTTTAAGGGAGGAGATATTACAGTATATCAATATGGCCATGAAGGAGCAAGATCTTATTCACTTAGCACGTATAATCACTCACACCCACAAGCGACAGGATCTACAGGATTTAGATATGGAATTCAAAATATAGTTCCAGAATATCCTAATGCTGTATTTAGAAGAAATCATTATGGTCAATTTAGAGATATGCTTGAGCAAAGACGTGATGGAAGATTCTATCGCCCAAGGCTTCAAGATTTAGACTTGCTTAGACTTGGAATGAATAATGAGACAAGTGTAGGAGATCCAGTTGTGATGTGCAAATTTACACTTTCTAGCTCAAACGAAGAAGTAAGTCCATATCTAACTACGTGCTCAAATATGAGCTTTGCAGCTACATCATCTCTTCCCTATTTTGATGGAGATATCATAAATGTAACAAATCCGACAACACTTAAGACAGTGGCAATAGTAAAGGGAGATCTGATAACTTCAGTAAGAACTGCATTACAGACTCCATCTACAAAGCTTGGCGGAAAATTTTAGTAGGTTATAATGTCAACAGACTTAGCAGCATCTGATCTTAGAAAAGTAGAGTCCATCACAGTAAGATCTGGCTCAGACGAGGGTGATATTGATGTAGTGATGTTTCCAAATCGTATCCAAATTGGATTAGATGATGAAGAGTTTAATCATGTTAATATCGTCTCAGGAAGTCTCAAGGTTACTGATTCAGTTAATGGAAAAATACTCCACTATACACATCACAACTTTACAGTCGCATCTACAAGCGTTAACTATGTTCCAATGAACTCTACAACAGAGTCAACAACACGAACAGATGAGCAGATAGGCCTTCAAGCACCTCACGACGGACAGCTTAAGAGAGTAATTATAAAGGTAAATGTTGCATGGGGATCGAATCTGGCTCATGCGACAACGATTGCCTTTCACAAGGGCCCAGATGGAACTGAGAGTGTTAGTGCATCAGCCACAGAGTCAAAAACTAAGGCAATGATAGATGCAAATACAGTTAAGACTGCTTCCTTCTCTAGCTCAACGTTTAGTGCAGGAGATACAGTTGCTGTTTCAATTGATCCATATGCTAGTACTTCTGGAAAAGTTAGAATGACTTGTGTGTGGGAATATGATACTAACACATAATTAGTGAAGAGGAAGATCAGTGGCAGGCATATTAGACAATAAAACTAGAATCATGGACGTTATCGTTACCGAAGAGGGTAAACGGCAAATTACATCTGGAAAGATGAGAATTGAGTTTGCAACATTCACTGACGGTCACACGTTTTATCAGGCAGATGTTGCAAGCGGATCTGACGATGCTTCAACCAGGCTTTTCTTTGAGGCCTGCTCACTACCGCGAGACCAGATAACATTTGAGACTGATGATTCTGGAAATCTTGTATCTTTCCAGGGAGGGGATTTTGAAGTAGGTTCTGATGGAATTATATATCAGGGAGAGGATAACGTTCGACTTAGCCCAGTAGAGAGTGGATCTATCTTCGCAAGCCTTGTCGATAATGTTCTTTCATCTTCAATTAATAATTTTAAAAACCTTCAGACAATTGGGTCAACAACATTTTTTGATAGTGATGAATTTGATACAAGTGTCGACGATGTTGATTTTTATATTTCAAATGATTCACCGTTTTCTGACCCTGATGGAGCATCAATCAATTTGGATAATATTGAACCACTATTTATGGACTATAGGCTTGGACACGTAGATAATTTTAAATTTCTACCCCCAATAATTTCAGCAGACATGTCATCAAATGGGCAAGAAGGTAACTTTGGTGAGTATACTGATTTAAATCAAAGTAGGCCTAATGACTGGTATGATCTATTTCAAAAAATTTGGCCCGGGTACCCTAGTGAAGAGCATATTCCGCAGTATGAGACAGTAAAGTTTACTAAAACAAGTGCATCTTCAAATATAATGTGTCAATTTTTTGAAACAGGTGGGCAGTCTAGTACTAGGTTTAAAAAGCTTGACGTAATAGACTACGGAATTTTCTACCTAGACGACGGAAGTATGAAGCATGCATTTTTTGTAGGAAAGCTATTTATAGACAGTGTTGGACAACCAACATTTGTCAATATGTTTAATTTAATCTTTGACTATAATGGAGATTTATAGTTATGAAAGTAAGCTTGCCAACAATTTCTGCAATCCAGGACACAAGTGATATATGTGAAATTGATGATTACTATATATCTCAAACTGGAGATCCGGTCTATAGATACACATTTAGAATTAATGCAATTACAAATGATCTATTAAATAATGATATTTCAAGTCTAACAGTCAAGCTAGTTCCAGCAAAGTCACAATCTCCCACCAATGACTTTAGAAAGATTGCCAGCGGAGATCTCTCTCCTGTGGCAAACGCATCTGCAGTCGGATATCAATCACTTGTTGAGGAAAGCTCAAGCCCAGAAGCTTCAGAAACTTTTGGAACAAGTTTTTCTGGTGGGCATCAGGAAGCAGACAGTGCAAGATTGGAATTTAATAAAAACTCTCAAATATCAAAATCAATATTAAGCAGTCACATTCAAATAAAGAATGATATAAGCTCTAACAGAGAGAAAGAATCACTTGAGCAAATTGGATCAGATGTAATTTCTGTTGACGCTTCAATAGGCACTGCTGCAAAACAATCACTATTATCATCAAAAATGAAGTCTTCAATAGTGTCAGGAAGGGGTGATTCAATCTCGCTAGGGTCAAAGATATATGAAATATTTTCTGACGGTGGATATGAAATGAAGCTAAAGGGTGTGGGAAGTATTTTATCAAAAAAATCTTCAAAGGACTCCCCTATGAATGATTCGATATTGGTCCAGAAATTTTCACCAAGCATTACAACAAATATTGGCTCTAATGCTGTAGAGTACGAGCTTGATTCAAGGGGAGATGTGTCACTAAGGTCAGGTGTAAAGAATAAGAGTGTTTCAACCGCTCAGGATTCACTAAGTGGTGAAATTGAAAGATCTGGAAATGGAAGAAGCACAATATCTTCTGTATACTCAAACACCACAGTTGCAAGCTGGTCTCTAATAAATCACTATGGGCTTTCTCCAGCAGAAATAGTTTCTAAAAATATGGGAGACTTTATAAACTCAGCATCAGATAATTTTTCAGGAATATCTACAAGATCGTCGGATATTTTAAACAAGATAGCTAGTGAGCCAAGTTCAAATTTAAAATCTTATGATGTTAGTCAGCTAGTTGGAACTTTAAGAGGTGGTGTAGAAAATATTCCACTAACACCTCCAACAAAGATATCTGATCTTTCTTCAAGCGATATTGTCCCTGTAGTGTCTCAAACTTCAACAAAGAATACTGAGTTTTCAACCACAATAGAGGTCCCGCATTCCAAAGTTTCATCAGGAGAATTTTATGTACTTCTTGACCTGACTGCCACAGATGGAAGGGTCCTACAGGCTACCACTATTAAAATAGATCATACATCAAAAGTATCAGACCTGCTCTATCCAAGAATTGCACCTACAGTTACAGTTTCAGAGATGGAGTTTTCTGGAGCAACTATCACAGTTAATCAAATGGATCCAGGAGCAAATAAGGTTCTTATAATGACAAGACCTGTCGACAGTATGTCAATTGAATCAAACATTCAGTTTAAAAATATTGGAACATTTAAAGCCGACTATCTTGGAGATCCTATATTTGTGTCTATAAATCAAAATCCAGGAAAGACCACACTAATTAGATGCATATCGATTGGAAAAGATGGAACTTATGGAAGATTTTCTGATTCCATTTTTAAGCCAAGCAAGACTGTCTCTAGGTCAGATATTAATTCAAATATTGGAAGTGCATCAATTACTGCTACAAATATATCAGCAGGTATTGAAATAGTTGCAAAGCCAACGTCTGGCACACCTGTTTCTGTTAATATTTTAAGAAAAAATTTGACAACAGGCGAAAGAAGGTTTTCAATAATATCTTCTAGAGAATCACAGTCAAAATATTCAAAGGGAAAAAAATATAAACTAATCGACTCCGAAGCACACAGCGACCACACTTACGAATATAAGTGCGAGTTTACATACACAACAGGCGAAAGAAAGATATTAGAGAGTAGTGCAATATCAACAAGAACAGCTGTAATAGATAATGTGAAGATAAGTTGTGGCCAGCGGTCTGTAAAGAGGCTAGGCACAAAGGGAGCTTACTCAATTTCACTAGATGCAAATATGAATATTCCAAGTAGTGACGCTGACAGGGTAAAGACAACATTTGATGAGCTGGGTCTTTCCGAGCTATTTGGTGAAGACATAGATTCGATTAAGGATAATTTTGATAAAATAGCAATCTTTAATGTTAAAAGACTCGATGTAAATTCAGGAATAGAGCATGATCTTGGGCTTAAGTCAACTGGAAAGTTTACTGATGCTGGAGATTCATCAAGAGGAATACCAGCA